CATACCGTTACCAGCAGTAACACCATTAGCTTGAGTGTGCAAGTTAGCAGGATCCATTTGCTGGTTTTGTGGTACTGCCGGTGCAGCTACTGGTGCTGGAGCAGGTGCTGGTTGAGTGGTACGAAAGAAGTCCATGATGCTAGCCATAATGTATTACTCCGGGATATGAGTTGTAGTATTAGAGTTACGAATAGTTTCTTCAGCTTCGTCACTGGCAGCAAGTAGGAACTTAAGTATCCCAATCTGCCCCTGTAACTCCGCTTCTCGTTGCTGGTATGCTGCTACGTTGGATGGATCGAATTTAAGTAGTAATTTCTCCTCAGCAATATCTGCAGTTAAGTTTTGAATTACAGCCTTCTGGTTAGCATTTAACAAACAACCTTCAATGTGCTCTTGTTCAGTTAGCGCGTAACGGGTGAATAACGATGGTAGAATATTCATTACTGTAATGCTCCTGCTTGCCCAGCTGCCATTACTGATTCAATAAGACTGGGTTGTTGTGTAGCTTCTTTCTGTGCTGCTGCTTGCTGTGACTTCCCTGTTGGGTCAAATCCAAACTGCTCTGGTAATGGTTGTGGTGGGAATGACTGAGCAGTAATCTGTTGCCCAGCTTTAATCATTTGATCTGACAACTGTTGTACTACTTGTTGCCACTGGCCCATAGCTTGTTCGTATGCTTGCTGCTCTGGTGACTTCTCAAACGGAGTTAAGTCAGCTCCTTGAGTTTTCATCAGATAACTGAACAGTGGCCCAATATTGTATGCAGCTCCAATCGCAGAAGCACTCCCAATTACTTGCATACCTACCTGCAATGTATCCGCTGCAATCAGTTTGTCACTTGGTATCAATCCATCAGACACCTTAAATTCCATCACAGCATTACGCAATACTACTGGATCAATCTGTACAGTCTTACCTTGCTCACGGCTATAGTAACTAGCACTCCCCTGGTACTGGAGAATATTGTATTTAAGCACCTCCTTCAGTGGTGTGAATACTTGTGCTTCATACAACATTGCAGTCATCTGATCCCGACCACCAGCATTCTGCATTACACTCTCGTATTCGTGAAGAGTCTTATTACCTTTTACAAACTGCCCTTGTCTAGCTGGATTCTGACCAGTGACAATATTGGCCATTGCATTAATAGTAGCCATCTGCTGCATAGCAGTAGCTGAGTTCTCATCCCTGAATGGTATAGGATAGTAACTTTCCCCAAGCGGTTTACCATATGCAGCTGGGCGCACAGGTATCTTAGCGCTGGGATTATCACTATTAATATTCTCCTTCGTCACACGGGATGGATCATACAGTCCCCGGTCACTGATAGCTCGTCTGCGGGCAGCAATAATACTATTCATCAATGCAGAGTTAACTGCTTGGAATGGTTGCACATTCTGTGCTAGTGACTTAGTTTGTGACCCAAGTCCATCTTCAAGTGGTACACCAAAGAATACTGGAATCTTACCGTGCGCATTAGTCTGGCGCTCACTGTAGATAACTACTTGAAAATTGATAATAACGAACTTCCAAATCTGTGGAGTATTTCTGTCCGGTACTGCCAAGTTAAAATCTGCAGGGAGAATACGAGCATACAAAGTAGTAACACAATAAATATCTTTGTATTCAATGCGCTGCTCCCCACCAGCTGCACCTGCCCATTGCAACCAGTTAGTAGTATAGATAATATTATTACCCATAAACGCTTCTGGATTAACCTGTGGAATATAGTAGCTCTCAGGGCCAGCTGTACCACCTGCAATATTGATGTTACCTACACCGCTCTCAAATGCTTCCTTCACACGAGTAGTACCTGGCAGCGTAGTGATAAACTGTTTAAGCTGTGTACGCCCCATAATCTCAGTATGCCCAGCAAACTCACCTTTGTCAGGTAACTCAGCCAGTGGCACACGTGTATCGAATATAGTATTGTATGGGTCCCAACGACGAATACAGTTACCTTCCCACACAACATTCTTTGGTTTGGCCTCGGTATTACTAAATGTAATATCCGTCTCTAGTACAGCGGTAGTAGATTGCTTCCATGCACACTCAATAGCACTGAAGTTATACTTAGCTCCATCACGGAAGAACATCATGAACTGTCTTACCCAACCACCATACACTGCATTCTGATCTATTACTGTCTCCATCATCTTAGCCTGGTCTATAAACGCAGGGTCAGATACTACTCCAAATAATGGCTGCCCAGTAAGGAATACAGCAGACTGGTATTTAACTGCTTCCTCCACCGCCGGCATAACTACTGGTACCACAATGTTCTGGTATCGGTTAGCATCACCCATCTTATTAGCTAACTTCGCCCGTGCATTCTCTTTAGTGAAATCCGTTTCCCGAATATAGACCAGATCAATTTGCCGTAGGTTCTCACGGAAATCCCACTGCATATTAAGGAGTGTATTACACTGACGTAAGTACTGGATAACTCCGTCAGCAGACTTAGGTGGTAGCAGGAAAGGAGTATTAGCAGTCATTTATTTAGTCCTTTTGTGGCTGATTCAAGTTTGTTGAGTGATCGTTCAAGTTCTTCTGTATAATGTTCTTCGAATGGTTTAGCTTCAGCTTCGGCCTCAGTCATACCTAACCGTTGCTCAGTTACTCTAGCTTCCACTTCACCTGCTATTGCTTCATACTTAGCATGGTTAACTGCGTTAACTGTATCAATCTGCCTAGCCATATGCAGTGCAGTATTGTACTTAGTGTGCAATTCTGGGTGTTCTTTAGCTATACTCTCCACTAGTTTCGGTGTGACTGCGCTCTTGTCAATATCTAACTTACTAGCTATGGCATCCACAGCATCAGTATAGTTCTTCTTCACATCCTCACCAGTTTTCTTCCATGTACTAGGACTAACTGGGTTGAACTGAGCCGGATTCCCACCTTTGTTAAAGTCCTCAATACTCTGTATTCCATGCTGCAATTCGTGTACTACTAGTCCTTTAAAGTTCTCAATACTATCATCCAGTGAATTATTCCAGTTACTCAGTATATTGCTTCCTGGATTAACTCGTAGTGTTTTCGTATCAGCATTATAGTCGCCATAGGTGGTCTTATTCATTGGATAGAATGGCTCAACCATTACATCTTTAAGCTCAGGGTATCTATCAAACAATTCAGGGTGCGATATTAAGTCCTCAATCGGCGTGCCTTCCCACCCACTTTTCCCACCTTCCTTCAGACCTACATCTAACAAATACCTGCTAATATCATCTACCTGTACCTTCATATCCTTATCCGATAATTCAGTACGTAACTTACCTTCAGATCCCACCCAAGACTTAGGATCCGCTAGTAGTAACTCAAGGTTTCGTGCACTGGATGCAGCATCAGTAACTGGTATCTTTCTACCTAATGCTATAGCCTTTAGTGCACCAGTACCTAGTTTCGCAGCTAATACTCCTGGATCAAGCAACCCAGCCATCACACTACCAGCCTGTTCAGCACCACTAGGGTTAGGATTATGCGCACCAATACTCTGCTCAATTTCACGAGTAGTAGGGAACCCTCTATCTTTCTCACTTCCCCACTGCATACCAGTAACTGCGGTCAGTGCAGCATTGCGTAACTCACCTATATCACCTGCCATCCCCAATACCTGAGTACTAACCCCTTTAACTCCGCCCACTGCGAAGTCCCTAATAGCTGCAATATCCTTGTCAATAACTTCTGACAGTTCTACATCACTTACAGATGGCTTAAAATCTGGGTTATTCCACCAATCAGTACTGGCCATCACACTACTCCTGTCAGAATGGGCTATTATGCTCTAGTACTCTGTCCGATCCAAACTCTTGTTCAGAAATCACAGTACTAAAGCTGATAAATTCCGCGTAATCAGTCATTACTTTAGGCGCATAGGCAATAAGATCGAGTATATCGTCTACATTCTGTGCTTTCAGTGGATTATACTGTGTAACTTGCATAAATACTGGAGCACGTACATCAGTATGCAGGAGTACCTCACTTGCCAGCAGCTCTTTAAACATGGTTAATATTCTTGTCTGTTTACTCAGGCTTCCACTGTATATATCCACACACTGAATACCAGAAATGCCCAGTTGCAGGCATATGATATTGAACCAATATAGTGCTGAGTACTGATAGGCATTGGACTCTACTGCTATAAGTCCACAATTATTCTCTAGTGCCAATCTCAGTGCTCTACGAATCATATCCCCAGGGCTGAGTCTTTCATCAATAACTATCTTCAGTACCGGCTTCTCAGCAATTACTTCGAAATACCCAATTGCCACACGGTCACTGTTATGCTTGTCATTACTCGGATCAATAATAATAAAGTTACCAGTATGAATTTCATTATCATCATATGGGTAATCAGGTATCTTACTGAGGTCGATAAGATTGTTAACACTGGCATTCTCATCATTCAGTACCTCAGCATAGAAGATCTCAGGATGTCCCATTGATAAGTCACTAGCAAACTCCGCCATTAATTGTTCTACTGGTTGGAGTTCTGGCCACAAGCTAGTACCATCAGTTAGTATCCCACCAGCTATGAATTTAATCCACTCAGGATTAGTCTTAAGTTTCCGCAATAGTGAGTGTTTAGTGGGATACATGTTAGCTACAAATACAT